ATTCAATTGACGAATGGAATGCAAAGTTTTCTAGTCCGAGATTGAAGCTGAAATGGAGTACGTGGCTAGGAAAGTGTCTTGAGCGCCGTCCACCGGTTCGAGTCGATAACCCAATTCGATAAAGGTCTCAAATAAGTCAGTACGGATCTGCATGGCTGGAACCCCCTCCTTTTCCTTCCACTGACCCCAGCTCTCAAAAAGAATCGGAGGGTACCCGGATGCCTTGAGTGTTTCACGTGCACCCAACAACACCTCCTTTTCAAATCCTTCGACATCGATCTTGATGAATCCGATATTGATCAAGCCGTATGAATCCAGTGTCCGGATCTCCACCTCCTTGCCACCGACATCTCCATCCGTCAATTTCTTGACACCATTGCCTCCTCCATCTTCGGAGCGGACAATGAGTGGCAGGCGCCCGGGCTTGTCCCCGAGACCCACGTGAATAGGGGTGATTGTATCCGTCAGGTCATGCAACGCAATGTTTGCAGCCAGGTAACAAAACACTTTGGGATTGCATTCAAACGCATATGTGTGCTTGAACTTGGGAGCGATTGACCATGCATAGGTTCCAACATGGGCGCCAATATCCAAAAAGATCTTGTCCGGGTGTCCAAAGGTACGACCCGCCCACTCAATAACATTCTTCTCGGCAATTCCAGACTCGTAAAACCACTTGGCGATTCCGCGTTCCGGGAACAAGAGAGTTGTACGTCCATCCACATGTTTGGGCAGCGTAGACATCATGGGGTGTAGGCTCGACGCACTTCCCTCTGCGAGAAAGTACATTTACAACTTTAGATACCGAGGGTTAAAACGGTTTCAATCGCATTGGAGTCGGCCGGCGGATCGATTCCAGGCACAGCCGGGTTCGGGTCCTTCTTGCCCGGCAGTCCACCCGTTCCGCCAAATTGTTCCTTGACTTGCGCAACCTGCACAGAATCGTCAAATCCAACTCCGATCGACACGGCAGTGGCAAGTGCTGTAATCAGGAACGGGGCCGCAACCAGGAACCAAGACACCGGGCTCAAGCCGATTCCGCAGAAAAGATCGAGGAGATAGACGAATGCAATGCCCACGACAGTCTTGATTGCCGCAGTGTACCACATGCCGAGTGACAAATCAAGTCCGAGACTCACGACCAAGAAAATCAGGTACAGCAACGCAGGCGGGCAAAGATCCTCGATAAAACGCATCGTATTGTATCTAGACTACTAAAAAATGGCAGAGACAGTTGCTGATCTTGCCTGTTGTTCCCTAGAAGATGCCCAAAAAGCCCTTGAAACGCACGGCTCTGTGATTGCGGCTGTTGATTCCCTTATGCAAAAGCCCAAGGTATCCGGCGAAAAGTTCATCAAGTCTGTGATTCGTAAGTCGCATATGGATGAAGAGCAGGAGGAGCGCTGTCGCCAAGGGCGGGATTTGATGTCGAGGCTTACCGTAATTTCAGCCTACCACCCACAAGTCCAACGCGCCCCGTCGGTTGAGGAGGCCGCAATGAAGGCGCTGCAGTCGCATCCATCCGTGCCTGCTCCTTCTGAACAACCATCTGTGGCTGAACCGCAACAGGATTCTCCATTACAAACTGTTCAACCTTCTGTGCAATCTTTGACGCTTCCGTAAAGAGGTCCAGATTCCGGATGTGTTGGATCGACTGATCGCGGCGTGTTTGGTATGCTTCAGGATCATCCAGGGAGGCGATGGCGTCCACCCACTCATCAATGGCTTCACGCTCACACGGAATACCGGCCGGTGTGATCCACTCTTCCATTCCCTCTGTGCTCCCACCGGCATTCGGATTCACAACCGGCTTGGAATACAGAACGGGAATTCCATTGTACATGGCCTCTACGGCAATACGCCCGAAACTCTCGTAATAACTTGGCATGACCAGAATCCGGGTTCGCTTCAACAACACACGAACATCGTCTTGGAATCCAATCCATTCAATGTTTGGAGGTGACGGCGGCGGGCGGAGTTCTCCGTAATACGGAATGACAGCGAGGAACTTGCGCGTCGGCATCTTCCTGGCCATTTCGTAAAACTGCACAACGCCCTTGTTGTTGTTGGCATTGACCAGAGTAATGCAGTCGCCATCTGGCAGTTGGTCCATCTTGATCTTGGACTCGTGCAGGATGGGGCGAATCACATCCGTGCGCACAATCTGGGGAGGAAAGGGAACGATATTCTTACGATAACTGGCTTCCATCGTCTTGTTGATGAAGAGAAGCATCTCCTTCCAACCCGTGCTCATATTGGTCGTAATGGCCTGGTACCGTCCATCAAAGTGACACGTGGCAATAATAGGCCGATCAAATCCACGTGAATTCACACGACGCACGCCTGGGAGGGCGGGGGCGTGAGGGCAAATCCAGACTTGGCTTTCATTCAGGTAATTGAACCCGGCAGTGAAGTGCATGAAGCGAAAGCCACGATACGTGCCACCCTGCACACCTTGCGGAGGCTTGTCCAGTGTCATCCAAACGACCGAATGACCACGTGATTGGAGTTCAATCCCGAGGTCAATGTCATGTAAAAAGGCCCCACACAAGTCGGGCATACGTGTTGCAAAGAATACGATCTTCATTACAGGTTACGCTGGAAAAGCCGAAGGAGGCGGTGACGCAGTGTTGGGCTGAACCTTTTGCATGACGAGTCGAGTCGCGTCGCCGCCACGTGTCCACCCATCCGCCTCAACCCAGATATTCACGTTCTTGTAATCAGCCTCCTTGGTCGGAATGAGAGGCTGGTAATAGTTCGGAATGAACTTGTCCATGACAGTCGAAATATCCTTGGGGTGACGCTGGAGCTCGGAGTGAATGAGCTTGGACTCATTGTCCACGGCACTGGGGTCACCTCCACCCGTATACGGCGTCGTGCTGAACGGACGCGCCCAAAGCTGCTTGTGCCCCTTGACGCGCCATGCATCCGGATTGCCCCACTTGAGTTCCGTGTTCTCATCCACCTTGCACCCGCCGGCAAGGCCGAATCCTGCTGTCGGGATAAAGCCAGGCTGGTCCGCCATGGCTGCAGCAGGGTTCAGTGTTTCCGAGCAACCCGAATCTGTCTGACCTGTCATTTGCCAAGCCGAAGATGTAGCATCCTTGTAGGCTCGAGCATTGTTGTGGTCTGTGTCCACGTTTGTACGAGTATTTGCAAAGAACCAGTCCATTGTCTTGAATCCAGATTTTATCATGGAAAACGGACCTTAAGACTCGTAACCAACGAAAGAATAATGGAGCTCCAACCGTGTGATTGGCACGAACACGATGTCAGGCAACAGTACGTTGTCGATGTATATGGCCGCACCCAGGCAGGAAAAGTTGCTTGTGTCCGTGTCACTGGATTCAAGCCGATGTTTTACGTGGGCGGTGACAAGTTTGTCGAGAGCGGACAGCGTGTGAAAAAGTATGATGTCATGGCAGGGTTCAAGGAGGCGCAGATCGAAGTGTGGAAAGTGACGTGTCAGAACCAGAGTCAGTTCCATGATCGGATCCGCAAGCTCGAGGCCGAGGGTCGAACTCTATATGAGAGCAATCTTCATCCGTTCCTTCGTCTCTTCCACGAGCGTCATCTGGGTCCTGGGTCTCCGTTCAAGTTTGCAGGAGTCCAAATTGATATCCCGGAAAAGGACGATGAGCCGCAGTATGATGTGGATGAAATGTACACGTGTCATTATGCGACATTGGAGCCATCGACATCCGGAATCCCACTCAAGGTGGCGTCGTATGATTTGGAAATGTGTCCGCTCGAGGGATCACGCTTTCCCATGGCAAGGGTCGATCCAATCGTACAGATTGGCGTGTCGTTCCGATGGTCGAACGATCTGATGAAGCCGATTCACCGCTATGTCTTTGTGTATGGCAAGGTGGATCCATCGGATGAGCCAGACACTACCTTCATGGGCTGCAAGACGGAGGAGGATATGCTCTTGGCCTTCCGCAACTGTATCCTCGATCAAAATCCGGACATTATGTGCGGGTACAATACCTTTGGGTTTGACGATGCCTATATCGAGGACCGGTGTCGCGCACTCGGGCTCTTCAGTCCATACGACGATTCAATCATGAACTTGAGCCGTGCACCCTTTGCCAAGAAGAATGCAGCGCGGCAAGGTGAGCCCCCGCGATTTGTGAATAAGTTCACGGATGAAAAGAAGTTCGAGCTGGCGTCGGGTAAGTACGACCTGCGTCCCCTTGCAATCCGGGGTCGGCTAGGTATCGATCTCCTCCTGAACATGCGTCGCGAGCACAACTTGGAATCGTACAAGCTCGATTCTGTCGCCTCTGTGTTCCTGCGGGACAAGGTGGTTTCGTGGACGGTCAAGGAGGATGAGATTGTCATCAAGACCAAGAGTACACGTGGCATGTTCGTGGGCACCTATGTCCGGTTCGATGTTGTGGGCAATACGTCAGACCACTATCGCGACGGTGAAAAGTTCATGGTGACGGGCTTGACACCAAACTCCTTCTCGATCGAGTATGTCCATGAACTGTTTGACGATTTGAGCCCGACAGACATGAAGCATTTGGAATGGACATTTTCAAAGGATGACGTGGAGCCGCACGACTTGTTCCGTCTTCATCGTGGCTCACCCGCAGACCGTGCCCGGATTGCACGCTACTGTATCCAGGATTGTGATCTGGTCTTGAACCTGATGCAGCGCCTTGATACCATTGTCAATGCGCGTGGTATGGCCGATGTCTGCAAGGTCCCGATGCAGTATGTCTTGGCGCGTGGCCAAGGCATCAAGATTTACTCGGCAATCCTGTATTTCGCCTCTCAACGCAATCAAATTATCCGGACCCAGGCATCTGTCGATGACGACCAGGGATATGAGGGTGCAGTTGTGATCAGTCCCAAGATCGGCATGTACCTTGACCAGCCAGTCTCGGTCTTGGATTTCAACTCACTCT